GGCCGACGCCTTTCTTTCCGATGGCGTCTACCAGATAAGTGCGATGCTCCGTGACAAGGGTCTTGGAGCCCAATAGCTTGTCATTCATGGGTTGGGCCTCACATCCACTGACTTAGTAACATCGCCCCGATTGTTGATCTTCGACACGTCTTTAACTGCGCCGAGTTTGGTATCTATACGGAATGATACTTGGATATCGTAACCTTCTGGGTCTGCTTCCAAGTCTTTATCCGTGCGCGGTATGGACAGCTCATCGGACTGCAGGCTAATAGCTACAATCCAACTAACACCCTCGTACTCTGCGCGGAAGTTTAGCTTACCTGAGTGAGCTATGATGAGGGTGCGCGTACAGAAATTCAAAGCATCGATTATATCGTCGGTGACATAGTGCATATCGACGCTGATGCTTGCAGGGAACACGAACGCTTTCTTCACCATGCTGTTGGTCAGTTCATCCAACGTGAAGCCCAGCGAGTTTCGTGCCGCACCTTTAATAGGTTGTTGGTCTTTGGTTATACCAACACTACTCAATGAGAAGTACGCATACGGGTACTTCGACATATTGGCATTCTGTTCGTCCAATCCCTTGCGCAGTTCACGCTTAACGTCTTGGGACTGAATGAGTGGGAATGAACCGAGTTGGAAGAAGCGCTTACACACCTCGCGATAACCTACTAGGGTTATGTACGCGGGACTGTTCTTGTCTAGGATGCGGTCGATGTTATCCGGTAAACGCATTGGAATTACCCCAGAAATGAGTATGGCGACCCGAAGGCCGCCACACAGTTCAACACTTGTACCGAATCGGACCGATCCCAGTGGGAACGTCAGCAGAAGCGACGGATTCTTCGTCTTCATCCACTTCCTCTTCGTCATCCTCTTCGAGGTCTTCCTCGTCAAGGTCTTCGTCGAGGCCTTCTGGCTCATCATCGAGGATAAAGTCATCCTCTTCGTCATCGGCCAGGTCTTCTTCAAGCTCATCACCTTCATCGAGCACAGAAGCGAGAGCCATTTGGCGCGACAGACGGCGAGTCAGGTTGATGAAGTCGTCGGATGCAGCTACGGCAGCCAATGACGGTGCAATCGTGTTTTCCGCTTGTGGCGTCGAGCCATCATTGCGAACGGCAGTAGGAGCAGGCTTCATAACTTCGGATACGAACTGTGTTAGATCGTCTCCGAACTCACCAGCCTTAGCCATGTAACTCAGACAGTCATCTTTGTTACCCTGCTGATACGCGATAACGGCAAGCGCAAGATTGAGTTTGCCGCTCATTTCGCTACTCCGGTTAGGGTCGTACGGTAACACTGGCTCGATCAGGAGGGCGCTCTCCGTCACGAACCAGTATCATGTACGAACACATTGAGTAGGTTACCCTAAGGCAACCCTATCCTCAGATGCGCTTGCCCTTGACGACCGAGCGAACGTTGGCGAGTACGAGACTGAAGGGCTCAGTCATGAACCAGCCGCGAGTGCTGTTGCCTTGGTCGGCGCCGTTGGTCGGCGAAGACTGGATGCCGCCGCGCGTGGAGTACGCACCGTGGTTGCTGGCCTCGGAGACGACATAGATTTCGCCCGGGTTCAGAACCTTCTGGTTCGGCTGACGGTAAGCGTCGGTGATGATGTTCATA